TCTTCGTGGTGCTGACGCTAACCCTGCTGGTGCCAATGCATACCCTATTGTCTCCCTTACTTGGATCCTAGCGTATCCTGAGTATGAGAAGAATGATGATGTGAAGGACATGCTCCGCTGGATGCTGACACCCACTCAACAAGGCAAAGCAGACTCCCTTGGTTATGTTCCTCTCCCTGAGGACCTTCGTCAGAAAGCACTTGCTGCTGTTGAGACTCTTAAATAACTTACATATATAATGTATAACCGAAGAGACCCGTGGGGTCTCTTTTTGTTTGGAGGTTCTATGAACATGTATGTAAATCTGTGTCCAGCGTACACAGAAAAAAGTGAAACGCTAACAGTGGATGTTCCTACTGATCAGATGGATGATTTCATGCAAATGGTTCACATCCTAAGTGAGGAGAAGAACATCTCCGCTAGACGTGCCTTTACTGATATGGTACGATATACGTTTGACAACCTTATGGAGAAAGAGTATGACCGCAAGAGTCGTAAGAATGCTAAACGGCGAGGACGTAATCGCTGACGTAAAGGAAGTCAGAAAAGAAGAGGACGGTCCTGCTTTTGCATACAGACTGACTCAACCTTACACTGTCACTATTCAATCAGCACCTGATGTGTTGTTTGAAACTGACGAACGTGCTGCTCCTGTTGACTTTGATAGTCTTGAAGTAGAGTTCACTGTGTGGGTTCCTTTCTCGGCAGAAGAACATATCTTCGTGCCCCTTCCTTCGGTGCAATTCATCTATAAACCGATGGATTCCCTTGTTGAAAAGTACAACCAACTATTGAATCATGGTAAAGATCCTAATTTTGAAGACGGAACCGTCACTATACTTGATCGGAAAGATGACGGAATTGGACGAGGAACCGTCATTGCTGATTGAGAACTGTCACTCGATCGCACCTGATGGAACTCTGTCCCCGTATCCCCTACACACAGATCAGAGAGATTTGTTCTTGACTTCTGACCTGACTTTGACTATACTAGACCCGTCTGCCTCAGTGGCAGATGCGTACAAGCGGTTGGTTAGTTGATGAATTTCTATACGGACGTACTTCTTCTCGGCGATGACATCCTTTATCGTGGATACGAGAACGGTTCACCTGTTCAGTATCGTGAGAAGATCCGTCCTACTCTTTTCTTTGTGCCTAGGGATCAGTCCAAGGCATCTAAGTACAAGACACTCGACGGTCGTTATGCTCACCCGAAACGTTTCGACGGCGCTAGGGCAGCACGCGATTTCATGCAGCAGTATGAGAACGTAGAGGGTATGGAAGTGCATGGTTACGATCGATTCGTATACCAGTTCATCGCTGACAAATTCAAAAACGAGATTCGTTTTGATATGGATCTCATGACGATCTATACGATCGATATTGAGGTCGGTTGTGACAATGGTTTCCCCTCAGTAGAGGCGTGCCAAGAGGAGATGCTCTGCATCACCATCAAGAATCTCATCACCAAAGAAGTAATCACCTGGGGAACTCGTGAATTTACTCCTGATGGCACTGAATATCGGGTGTTCTGGAAAGAACAAGAGATGCTATCTGACTTCCACCAGTGGTGGACCGAGAACACTCCTGATATTATTACTGGATGGAACTGCAATCTGTATGACATCCCGTACCTGTGCCGCCGCTTGGAGCGTGTTCTCGGGGAGAAGTGGAAGAAGTCCCTTTCTCCCTGGAACCGTGTACTAGAACGTGAGATTGAGATCCATAATCGCAAGCACCTGCAATACGATATTAGTGGTGTAGCGATCCTGGATTATCTGGACCTGTACAAGAAGTTTACATACTCTGCACAGGAATCTTATCGTCTAGATCATATTGCAAATGTCGAACTGGGTCAAAAGAAAGTTGACCACAGTGAGTACGAGAACTTCAAAGAGTTCTATACAAAAGACTGGCAGAAGTTTGTTGAGTACAACATCGTTGACGTTGAACTTGTTGACCGTTTGGAAGACAAGATGAAACTGATCGAGTTGGCACTCACTCTTTCTTATGACGCCAAGGTGAACCTCAGTGATGTGTATTCACAGGTTCGCATGTGGGACACCATGATCTATAACGATCTTCAAAAGAAGAACATCGTGGTTCCTCCTAAGGTTTCTACCAAGAAAGATGAACAGTATGCTGGTGCTTATGTGAAAGTGCCTGAACCAGGTGGGTATGATTGGGTTGTGTCGTTTGACCTTAACTCTCTGTATCCTCACCTGATCATGCAATACAATATCTCACCTGAGACTCTTGTTGAGAGGCGTCATGGTGCTGTAAGTGTTGACAAATTGTTGGAACAGGAGGCAGAGATTGACGGTGAGTATGCTGTGTGTGCTAACGGTGCTCAGTATCGTAAGGACATCCACGGTTTCCTGCCTGAAATGATGCAAAGAATCTATGATGACCGTAAGATCTATAAGGGAAAGATGCTTACTGCTAAGCGGCAGAATGAAAGCGCCCCGACCGTTCAGTTACAAAAGGATATTGCAAGGTACAACAATATCCAGATGGCAAGAAAGATCCAACTCAACAGTGCCTATGGTGCCATCGGAAACCAATACTTCCGATACTTCAATCTGGCAAATGCTGAGGCGATTACTCTCTCAGGTCAAGTCTCGATCCGTTGGATTGAAAACAAAGTAAACGAGTATCTGAACAAACTACTCAAAACAGAGGACAAGGATTATGTTATTGCCAGTGATACTGACAGCATCTATATCTGTCTTGATCTACTTGTCAATTCAGTATTTGATGTACAAAACGTTCCTAAGGAGAGGATTGTTAACTTCCTCGACGCTGCTTGCAAGACCAAAATCGAACCGTTCATCGACAAGGCGTACCAGGAACTAGCAACATACGTCAATGCTTATGAACAGAAGATGTTCATGAAGCGTGAGAACATTGCTGACCGTGGTGTGTGGACTGCTAAGAAGCGATACATCCTTAATGTATGGGACAGTGAGGGTGTCCGCTATGAGAAACCCAAACTTAAAATCATGGGTATCGAAGCAGTCAAGTCTTCTACACCTGCACCCTGTCGTCAGGCGATTAGGGATGCACTTAAAATTATTATGAATGGCACAGAGGAAGATGTGCAGACGTACATCTCAAAGTTCAGGAAAGAGTTTGAGAGTCTCCCTGTTGAGGAGGTTGCCTTCCCTCGCTCCTGCAATAACCTCGGTAAGTTCTCCTCACCACGCGACATCTACGCCAAGGGTTGTCCCATGCACGTCCGTGGTTCTTTGATGTATAATTATTATGTCAAGAAGAAGAAGTTGTCTCACAAATATCCTCTGATTCAGGAGGGTGAGAAGATCAAGTTCGTTCACTTGAAGATGCCTAATCGTATCGGAGAGAACGTAATCTCTTTCTTCCAAACACTACCCAAAGAACTTGACTTGCATGGTAGTATTGATTGGGATATGCAATTCGAGAAATCATTTCTTAGTCCCGTCAAGGTTGTCCTTGATGCTATTGGTTGGACACCAGAAAAACAAAACACCTTGGAGTTTCTATTCGCATGAGTTTCTTAAATGATGTAGTAAAGGAGATCGGCAATGAGTACGCTGGTTTCGTTAGTGAAGGCGTTGCTGCTGGCGACGTTACATCTTTCATTGATACTGGGTCTTACCTGTTTAATGCCCTGGTTAGTGGTTCGATTTACGGAGGTCTTCCTTCCAATAAGATTACTGCCTTGGCAGGAGAGAGCAGCACGGGCAAGACTTTCTTTGCTCTCAGTGTGGTTCGTAATTTCCTTACTACTGATCCTGAGGCTGGATGCATTTATTTTGAATCTGAATCTGCTATCTCTCGTGACATGATCGAGAGTCGTGGTATTCCATCTGATCGTATGGTTATTGTTCCTGTCACCACAGTGCAGGAGTTCAGGACTCAGGCATTGAAGATCCTGGAAAACTATATGAACCAGAAGGAACGCAAACCTATGATGTTTGTGTTGGACTCTCTGGGTATGCTGTCCACCACCAAGGAGGTTCAGGACTCTGCTGAGGGTAAAGAGACCCGTGACATGACTCGTGCTCAGGTCGTGAAGGCAATCTTCCGTGTGCTCACCCTGAAACTGGGTGCTGCTAACGTGCCTCTGCTGGTCACCAATCACACCTATGATGTCGTTGGTGCCTATGTGCCAATGAAAGAAATGGGCGGTGGTAGTGGACTAAAATACTCTGCATCGACTATTGTGTACCTATCCAAGAGCAAGGAGAAGGACTCGGACAAGAAGGTGGTGGGTAACATCATCAAATGCGAGGCGAAGAAGTCTCGTTTCACTAAGGAGAACTCTAAAATTGAGACTCGATTATTTTACGACAGTCGTGGACTTGACAAGTATTACGGACTACTGGAACTGGGTGAGCGCCACGGAGTCTTCGAGCGGGTCGGGAATCGCTACAAGATTGGTGGATCTAATCTTTTTCCTAAGTCTATTCTCGCTGATCCCGAGAAATACTTCACCCCCGAAATCATGAATCAACTTGACAAAGCAGCGGAGGCAGAATTCTCTTATGGATCTTGAAAAATATGTTAGGGTCTATGATAATGCACTTGACGTAAACACATGTCGTGCTATCATTGACCAGTCCTCCAAGATTGAATGGGAACGTTGGAATCGTGATGGTCGTCCTCAGTTCGACCAGTTCAACGTTACTGGTGTAGCAGAGGTCCCTCCTATGAATGGTCCATGGACCAAGATTCATAACGAGATGATCCTGTCTATCAGAAAGTATTCCAATCAATACATGGATGATGTTGGGTGTGTAGATCAATGGCCAATGGAAAATGCATTGGAACAACTACGACTCAAACGCTACAAAGTTGGGGAGAATGATAGGTTCGAGTGGCACGCCGACGTAGGTGACCACAGCAGTGCCCGTCGTTTTCTCGCAATGTTCTATTACTTAAACGATGTAGAGAAGGGTGGAGAGACAGAGTTCTCACACACCAAAGTAAAACCTGTACAAGGTCGTGTGCTAATGTTCCCACCTATGTGGATGTTCCCGCACGCGGGTCTTGCCCCCGTCAGCAATGACAAATACATTATCGGCACCTATTTACACTACGTCTAATGCAAAAGATTGAAGAGATTGCTCTTAGCAAACTGATACTTGATGAGAACTATTGTAAGAGTGTTCTTCCCTTTATCAAGGAAGAATACTTTGAACAGTCTGAACTTAGAACTCTCTTCGGTGAAGTAAATAACTACGTTACTCAGTACAATACTATGCCAGAACCACTGGCATTGAAGATTGAGGTTGAGAAGCGACGGGATTTAAGTGCCGAACTCATCAATGAGATTGAGAAGTTTCTTGATGATAGGATTGACAATCAACATTACAATGATGAATGGTTGATGGACACCACAGAGAAGTGGTGTAAGGAACGTGCTATATATCTTGCCCTAATGGACTCCATCAAGATTGCTGACGGGCAAGATAAAGCACGAACCAAAGATGCTATCCCACATATTATGTCGGAGGCACTTGGCACATGCTTTGATGATACCGTTGGACACGATTACTTACTAGACGCAGATGACCGCTACGACTTCTACCACAAACAAGAAGACAAGATCCCGTTCGACCTTGACTATTTCAACAAGATTACGAAAGGTGGTCTACCTAGCAAGACTCTCAATGTCGCCCTTGCTGGCACGGGCGTCGGGAAGTCTCTATTCATGTGCCATATGGCTAGTGCCTGCCTCTTACAGGGGCGCAACGTACTCTACATTACACTTGAAATGGCAGAGGAGAAAATTGCTGAGCGAATTGACGCAAACCTCCTCGACGTACCAGTCAAGCAACTCTCAGACCCCCTCTTCTCAAAGCAACAGTTCAGAAACAAAGTAGATAAACTACAAAAGAAGACGCAGGGTCGCCTTGTTATCAAGGAATACCCTACTGCTTCTGCTCACGTTAACCACTTCAAGTCTCTGCTCAATGAACTGAGTATGAAACGTGGTTTCTCTCCTGACATTGTGTTCATTGACTACCTAAACATCTGTGCATCAGCACGTTACAAGGGTACGATTGTGAACTCTTACACATTCGTCAAAGCAATCGCAGAAGAACTTCGTGGTCTTGCAGTAGAATGCAATGTACCTATTGTCACTGCCACACAGACAACTCGTTCTGGTTATGGTAGTAGTGACGTGGACATCACTGACACCAGTGAGTCCTTCGGTCTACCTGCAACTGCTGACCTGATGTTTGCTCTCATCAGTACAGAAGATCTGGAACAGATGGGTCAGATTATGGTCAAGCAGTTGAAGAATAGATATAATGATCCAACCATGAACAAACGATTCATCGTGGGCATTGACAGATCCAAGATGAGATTGTATGATTGTGATCAATCCGCACAGGACGACCTGGTAGATTCAGGTCAAGACATCAAGGATGAGATCCTTGAAGTAAAATCAACACACAAATTCGACTCCTTCAAAGTATGAGTACCAAACCACCAGGCGGCGCTGACAATGTAAACGTCGATTATAACTCTGCTGACAATGCTTCCAAGGCAGCAGAGAATGTCATGAACCAGATGCAAGACATCAAGGAGAACATGACTGAGAATGCTCAGAACATTGCTGATGATACTCCTAAAACACCTGAGGAGTTTATCAATCAGAAAGGTTTCAATGCTTGGCGTGCTGCTGAGAAAGTAAAAGAGCAAGAGAAGATTGACAAGGACGGCGAGAAGTTTGCTGTTGACTTGGACAAGTATCTTGAATTTGCTGACAACACTTGTTCTGATTTCTCTAAGGATCATGATGCATACATCAAGCGTCTGAATGATCTGAAAGAACTTGGATGCAACATCTCTCGTCTTGACACTGCCGCTGCTGGTCTGTCTGCTGAGGCAGGCGAGTTCATGGAGATCGTCAAGAAGATCAAGTTCCAAGGTAAACCCTGGAATGAAGATAACAAAGAGCATCTGACTAAGGAACTTGGTGACATCATGTGGTATGCTGCACAGGCAGCGATGGCATTGGAGATTCGTCTCGATGATGTCATCTATATCAACACACTTAAACTGGCAAAACGCTATACTGGTGGTGCCTTTAATGTAAGTGACTCTGAGAACCGTGCCCCTGGTGATATCTAAGATATGGAGACTATGGGCAAAGGCACTCGGTGAAAAACAAGGAACTACTGACAGAGAGGCGGATGCAGTGGCTATCATACGCTCTGCTATACTCCTTTCTTATCTCATTACTAATTGTTTTATTATTTCAGGCGTAATTATTCATTGGAACGACAATCAATGCACGGAAAACTTGACCCAGACGAAGACGTAATGAGTGACGAACTAATTTCACAACGCAAATCAACTGCCCTAATGAAGGCATTGCATGACAACATCAAAGATACCATTGCAGAACTTGGATGGGATTGTTATGACGATGTTGTTGTGCAGGTTGGTGGCACCTCAGTATATGAGATTGATGGTGCTGGCACCAAGTGGGCACCTGTTAAGGGTACTCGTAAATATAATAAGGATGCATTCATCGTTATTAAGAACAGGAGTAGGGAACCTTTTGTTCCCTCCCAAGCACCAGTACATGATTGCTAATAAATAGTCTGGACCAATAGTTTGTTTATTGTGGCAAACAAAGGACTACAATTTGAACATGCAGTAATGTATGTTGCAACTAGCAGAATCGTCAACAGAGATCGGCAGCAGGAAAGAGATTTCAAAGATGCTGCTGGTCGATGGGACGGTATACCTAATGATATTAAAGCAAAGGCGGAAGAGATTGTGCTGGACATGGCACCATCAGGCACGCAAAACCAACAAGATTATTTCAAGTCATTCCAAAAGATGAGTGGCGGTGGAGAAGAACCTAAGACTGACATCATGTTTAAGTCTGGTGCCACCACTTATAAGTGCTCCATGAAATGGGGTAAGTCATTCCAGTTAACCAGTGCTGGGGTGGACAGATCAGTTAGTGTCCTACAAAAGGTCCTAGAAAAGGTCGCGATGGAGTATAGTACAAAGAAGGACGCAGCGACACTAGGGTACTTGCAACTACTACTGGAACAAATTTCAAACAAATTCGAGAACGCCACAGGCACCATGCCACAGAACAGGGCAAAAACGCTCATGGCAGACGTGAAGAAAGCAGGTGGTATCAATGAACAACTGCAATCTATCTTGGGTTCTAAGAAGAATCCTCGTGGTGACGCTGTATATGACAAGTTCAAATTTGAACTGACCAAGGAGTGCATGACTGGCGAGATGCTGTTCGGTAAGAACAGTGATAAGACTGCTACTCATCTCTTTACCGAGCATGGTATCAAAGAGATCGATGACAAAGCAGTCCGTGAAGTTATGAAAGTCGCTGGTGTCAGAATATCTCTGAAAGGCAGAGGTAAGGATCCTAGCGGTGTCCGACAAAATGCAATCTCTATTAGGTATGAAGTCTGATGGCAAAGAACACACACCTTGAACACTTAGAAGACGACATCTTCAACCAGGGTTATGCTGGTGGACAGAATGCTATCAGTTTTCTAGAAGCACTTCGTGATATGTTGACAGCAGGTAAGGGTGGTAGTAACACCAAGGTCACAGTTAAGTGGGACGGTGCTCCTGCTATCTTCTGTGGTCGCAACCCTGAAACTGGTAACTTCTTTGTAGGAACCAAGTCTATCTTCAACAAGACTGATCCTAAGATCTGCTTCAATGACATGCTGATTGACCATCACTATCCAGAGGGTCGTCTCAATGGCATCTTGAAACAGTGCTTGAAGGAGTTGCAGAAACTTCCTATCAAAGGAATGTTACAGGGTGATCTACTGTATACTGAGACACCTCCACAAACCACGATGGGTGGTAAGAGGTGCTACAAGTTTCGTCCTAACACCATCACCTACTGTGTAGAAAAAGACACTGAACTAGGTAAGAAAGTTGGTAAGTCCAAAATGGGTATTGTTTTCCATACCAAATACACTGGTAGTAAGATCTCTGACATGTCTGCTTCCTTCGGTGTTGACGTTAGCAGTCTTCAAAACGTGCCTGGTATTGCAGTCTTCTCTGCTGAATTCCAGAACACCAATGGAATTGCAAACCTCAGCAGCACCGAGATCAATGCAGTAAACAATAGTATCAGGACTGCTAAGCGTAACCTGACTGCCTCTCGTAGGTTCCTAGATGAGATCGGAGGCACTCTAAAACCTATGCAACCTGCTGCTCTGTTTAAGATTTTCTTCAACCAGAAAATTAGAGAGGGAAAGATCCCTGCTACCCCTCAGCAGATGCTCGTAGAGTTCAAGAAGTTTGTTGAGTCTAAATATGCAGAGAAAGAAGCAGGGGTAAAGACCCCCAAAGCAAAAGAAAAGTGGACAAAAGCGAAAGAGGAAGCGATCAAATACCTAAATAGTAACAAGTCTGACATCTATCGTGCTCTGGACGGGTTCAAAAACCTGATCACCGCGAAGGAACAGATCATAAACCGACTCAAAAAGATTGAGGGAGTTGGTACATTCCTAGAAGATGAGAAAGGTTACAAGGTTACGAGTCCAGAAGGATTCGTCGCTATCAAGGATGGCACAGCAGTCAAACTTGTTGATCGACTTGAATTCTCTCGTGCAAACTTCACCGTAGCAAAAGATTGGGGCAAATGAGATTTCGTCAGTTCATCATCGAAGCAGCACAAGCTGCTGCTAAGAAGACGACAGCAAAACCAAAGAAGAATGAAGTCGTAGACAAGCACGTCGCGATCACATTCGGCAGGTTCAACCCACCCCATGCTGGTCATGGTAAGTTGTTGGATGCCGTGAAGTCTCATGCTGGTGACTCAGGTAACTATCGCATCTACCCATCTCGTTCTCAGGACCACAAGAAGAATCCTCTACACCCTGAGCAGAAGATTCAGCACATGCGTGGTATGTTTAAGCATCATGCTGATGCTATTCAGAACTCAGAACAGCATAAGAATATCTTTGACATCCTTCGTGACCTACATGACGAGGGTCATGAGCATGTCACCATGGTTGTCGGTGATGACAGAGTAAAAGAATTTGAGAACCTAACTCAGAAGTATAACGGTAAGCACTACGACTTCAAGAGTATCAACATCAAGAGTGCTGGTGCTCGTGATCCTAAGAGTGAGGATCCCATCGAGAAGTTGTCTGCTTCTGCTATGAGAAAGCACGCTCAGTCAGGAGATCATGACTCATTCCATGGTGGTACTGGTGGGTATAAGAAGTCTAAGGAGATGATGCAGCATGTCCTCGATGGCATGACACCTCCTAAGAAACCAGCAAAGACAAAGGCAAAGGAGAAGGCAGCAGCAGTCAAGGAATCTGTATGGGAGTATGCTCCTAAACTTGACTTTGAATCCTTCCGTGACTACTATATGCTCGACCATATCTTCAAGGTCGGTGCAATCGTAGAACATGATGACAGTGGTATCCGTGGATCTGTGGTCCATAAGGGTACTAACTACGTTGTGTTCAAAGACGAGTGGGGCGACGAGCATCGTGCTTGGTTGCAACACGTTAGTGAAGTGAATGAAGATGCTGATACCTCAAAGGATCAGTCAAATTATTCTGCCGATGATGGCAGTGGTAACGATTGGAAAATCGGTACTGATAAATATAGAATGGCGGTGCAGGCAATGACTCCTGGACAGGCAACTAAGAAGTTTTCTGATTTCAGAAAGAATTTCAAGAATAAATAGTTCTATCACTTTAATTAGACTGATGCTAGACATTAAAGTATCTGCTGCCCTTATGGGTTTCACGCAGAGCGAGCAAAGAAAGATCCTCGACGCCGTATATGGTGGCGATACCGTTTCTACTGAGCGCCTGAGTGAAGCAGTAAAGGTGGTCACACAGATCATTGAAGACCATGAAGAGGTGGTAGAGGGTTACGCTGGTTTCCCTATCGAAAAGGAACTGATCCAAAAGAATAAGGATAAGTTCAAAGATGATAGGAACATCGGTAGAGTGATCTCCCAAGGAGGTCAGTCAATGGTTATCACTGGAATGAAGAGTGACGGTCGTTACCAGGTCGTCGGCAAGAAAGGTGAGAAGACTGCTAAGGCACCCGTAGACTTGGGTCTCAGGCAGGAGCACATTGACATCGATGATCTGCATCAGCAGATGGTGGAAGGAATGAAGCAAGCACGTAAGAACGTGGGCGCTTCTACTTGCTGGGATGGTTACAAAGCAAAAGGAACCAAGAAGAAAGGCGGCAAGGAAGTTCCTAACTGTGTTAAGGAAGAGGATCAGATCGACGAACTCTACAAGGGTAAGCACGGTCAGTCTGAGAAAGAGTATCAGGACGGTCGCTCTGATGGCGGCAAGATGGTCTCTGGCGACTCCAAGCACAGTGGCGCAGCATACTCTTCCCGTGCTGTAAAGAACAGTGGACCTAACCCCGCTGGTGGTAGCAAGAAACCTAAGGCACAAGGTCGTATGACCTCTGGCGCAAGAGCGGATCTTGCTTATCGTAAAGCAAACCTCAAAAAAGAAGAGGTAGAGACCGTCGAAGAGAAGAAAGGTCTCTGGGACAACATCCATGCCAAGCGTAAGCGTGGCGAAGCACCCGCTAAGAAGGGTGACAAAGATTATCCTAAGACCCTCAACGTCGAAGACATCCTTCATGACTGGGACGATGAGGAACTGGATACCATCTCCTTTGAGGAGTTGGAAGCGATCTGTGTTGAGGCACTCGAAGAACTCGATGCAGACGTGCTGACTGAGGCACTTGACATCATCGAAGGCATGGAACTCCTCTCTGAGGACTACTATGACTCTGCTGTTAAGGCGTCTAAGGAAGCAAGCAAGACCCCTGCTGCTAAGGCAGGTCGTGCTAACCTCCGTAAGGAGAAGATGAAGGCAGCACTTAAATCTGCTGGGTCTGCTGTCAAGAAAGGTTTGAAGACTGCTGGTAAGGCAGCGGCAAAGGGTGCTGGTTACGCTGCTGGTGCTACTGTTCGCGCTGCTAAGGCAGGTGCTTCGGAGTTCAAGAAAGGTTACGACCGTGGTCGTGAAGGATCTACTACGAAGTCTAAGTCTTCGACTGCTGTTTCTGGTGACACAACCCGTTCTAGTTCTAGTTCTAGCGGTGGATCAGGTGAGTCCCGTGTACGTCTCCGTGATAGAATCAAGTCTGGTATCAAGAAAGTTGTCGGTGGTGCTGCCCGTGCAGTGTCCCGTGGTTCTAGAAACCTGGCAAGACGCATGTCCGAAGAGCGTTATTCCTGGCGTAAAGAAATGGGAATGGACGAATGAAACCTGACCAGAACAAAGAGGTGACTACCAGCAAAAAGAAAGGTAACGTCACCATCAACCCTAAGAAAGAAGATCTCATGTCTGAATCACTAAGAAAGAAAATTCAATCCGAGGTGGAGGCACTAAGAGAATCCGCCAAGAAGAAAGCAAAGCACATCAAAGCAGCCAAGGCAGGTAAGCGTTGGCAAGACTCTGATGGCGATGGTAAGTGGTACGAACCTGGCGAAGATGTTCGCAAGGAAGAGACCGAAGTCACCGAAGGTTCATGTGGTGGTGCTACTGTTGATGACACTGCTGCTAAGGAGAAATCCAAAGAGCGTATGAAGCAGAAGATGATGCAGATGACTAAGGACTTTGACAAGCAGCGTACTGGACGCGCAGCAAAATGAAAGAGGAACTAGCACACCTCAAACAAAAGCGAGAACATGAGGACCGTGATAACCGTATGAAGTACGGTAAACGTTACAAGGAAATCGTGGCAAATAAAAAGAAGGAGAAAGAGAAGTCCACTCTTACAAAGAAAGGGGTCCGCGCACTACATAAAGGTCAGTGGGGTTACATGAAGGATCGTAAATTCACTCCTGATTGACTATATAGAGTAGACCCTTTTGAGTATCAAACCATGCTTGCATTTCTACTTCCCCTCGCATCAAAAATCATTAAGGATGCCGTCGAAAAGATTCCCGACGACGCTGAACTTGGTGAGAAACTGATCGACATCTGCCTTGTTGTTCTTGGTAAAGCAGTGAAACTTACTAAGACTGACATGGACGACAAACTTCTAGAAACGGTCAAGGCAGCAATCGCTTCCCGCGACTGATTTCATAAGGGGACTAAGGTCCCCTTTTTTTATAAATATAAAAAGGAACACAACAATCCGTAGGGAGAACAATGGCAATTTTCGGAAAAATTGATGCCGCAACCTTCTCGAACAACGTCGCGGTCACCAATGGTGACGCCACTGTTACGAAGAACGCAGCGGATACAGTAGCACAAGGCGACATCCTCGAACTGGGTGGCGTTGCTTACGTCGTAGCACAGGTCACCAGCACCACCGCTATCGAACTGCACAAACCATATGCTGGCAGCACTGCTGCTGCTCTGTCTGGTGCTGTTCGCAGAACTGCTCCTAAGGCAGTCGCAGAATTTGTAGTCAAGGGTGGCGACTCTCGCTCTCGTGACTTGGTGTTTGTTGATGACACTGAGCAAGCAGTTGCTGCTAACAAAGCTCGTGGCATCTGGGGTCCTGGTTGGTGGTTGTATGAAAAGTACACTACTGCTGCTGGTGACACTCGCCACAAGGCAGAGTGCATTGCATTCGTACATGCTACTGCCGCTGCTGCTGGTGACGACGCTGATGACACCATCGTGGCAGACGTGCTCGAAACGATTACGATCGGC